TGGTGACCTCAAGAATTCGTTTATCTTCGTACCCATCAATTTCCATCGTGGACTCTGAGATTAAGGTATACTTTGGCATTTAACCCTCCACCAACCACTCTGAGTTGTTAGTATTATCGTAGTCAGAAGACTCTGCTAGATCTAACACACCAATGTTTAAGAGACGAACACCTGAACCATTAGAGTAGGTTTCAAACTGTACACGGGCCTTAGTGCCATTAATCAGAGGGCCATCATCAGCAAAAGACCAAAGACGTTTATTTTCAATACCATCACGTAGGTCTACTACATTAGGTGTACCGCCATAGTCTTTTGTAAACTGTTTACCATTACGATCTGTGAATGTCTTCTCATCTTTCACCAGACGTTTTAGCTTCATATATTTACCAACACCGTAGCTGCTGTTGCCTTCAATGATCCGATCAGAATTCATTGGTGATGGATTAAGTCCTTCCTCCAATAGCTTTTCAATTTGAGCTTCGTCTGTAAAGTAGGCTTGTACGATAAACTGCCCACCCTTATCGGCAATGGACTTAGCTACACGGTTACCGTTAGGGTCCCCCATGTCTGCATTCTCTGGGAAAACTTTTGCCCATTCTAGTACCATTTCCATATCATATACTGCCATATCGGGTATCCTTTTCGTTAAGGTCGTATTATTAAGTATGCACCCAAAAGCGTAAAAGTTAACTACTTCTGGATAATTAATTTCGTCTTTAGTGTATTTCTGCATAAGTGTTGCCGAATTGCACATCTATGCCAAGATCTACGTTTAGCTTAATGCTTTCGTTAGTCTTGCTTATGGATATTTCCATCTGTGTCTTAGTCCAATCCTCAAAACCCTCCTTTACAAGTACAACCACCTCATCGTGAAACTGTCCGATAGTCTTAAGACCACGAAGCCGACACTCTTTGACCCAACTGTCGAAACAGAAAACACCAGTACCTTGGTTCAGTGTAGAGAAACGATCTTTGTCTGACCGTAGGCTATACCAAAACTTAGACACAGGGTTCTGCAACCACATAGAGCCAAACAGTTCACGAACCTTTAATCCCTCTGCCACCTTCTGTACTGACCAATTACGTGACCAAAAGGCATCTAGTAGAGCTTGGGCCTCTTTCTTATCCATACCCGTCTCACGGGCTAGTTTAGAGGCTCCTACGCCATATGTGGCACTGTAGTTAACCACCTTGTAGTTCTTGCGTAGTGCTTTGAGGCTAAGTTCACCTGAGTTATGCTTGTCGATGTCCTCTTGTGTGATGACACCTGCGTGTTTGGCAAGGTCAAGGTGTGGGTCAAACCCTTCCTTAGACATCTCTGTAACATAATCAGGGTCTAGTGGTTTCATGTAGTGACGTTTTGTCGTATCCTCTAGTGATGTCATATCAGCACCACACAATGTGTAACCCTCTGGTGTTGTCAGACACCCTCGGATTTCTTTTCCGTAGGGTTTATCAACTGATGGCAAGTTGACCAATGGTTTGGCGTGACGAAAGCGGAGGGTGTTAGTGAACCCTGCAATAGTTGCTTGCACGTATCCATTGTCTTCTGCTTCAACCATTGATCGGAGAACACCAATACGGTGTGTAAGAACAGACAGCCCATCAAGAAGACTAATACTTGGTTCTTTATTAACCAACTCTTTAACGGATGGGCAGAGTTCTCCGTCCCTGCGTACTTGTTCCAGTTTTCGTTCATCACCTGTTACCTTATCCCTCATGTATTTGAAGGTTCGAGGTTTCCAACCCAGAGAAAAGAGCCAATCTTTGACCTGTTCCACACTATTAGGATTTGCTCGTTCTTCCCCTGACTTGACCACGAGAGATAATGATGAAAGTGGTTGTCTTTCTTGTTTGCATAACTCCACCCATTTCTCGCCGTGACTAGAAAGTGTACCATCCTTTTTGTACATGACTTTGGGTTTGTTTCGGGTTGTAGTAAGTACACGTTTTGGCATAGCATCAGCCAAGGCTTCCATCTTTTCATCTTTCAACCTTTCCCATTCTTCTAAGTGACCCTTAGCCTTCTCGACATCTAATTTCCATCGTAGGGTCTCTTGTTCTCTGGCGCAGTCCATCTTGAACATAAGATAATCTACGAACCTGTTTTTCTCTTCGTCGTCTTGATACAACTTGTTCAGCTTAATGTCCAAGTCACGATACAGGCGTGTGTTGATCTTAACGTCTTCATTGCAGCGGTGAGCATACTCTTCGGGTGTCAGAGTGTTCCAGTCCTTAATGACAGGTTTAGGCACTCCGTAGTCCTCTCCGTAGCCCTCAAGACCATGACGTAAACGGTCATGATTTAGATACCACGACAAGGCTAAAGTGTCGATCAGACGGGCCTTCACCTCAATACCAAGGATCTTTTCCACTGCGGGGATGTCAAACCTAATGATGTTGTGACCAATCAACACTGGTGCCTCTTCAAAGAAGATACGCATGGCCACATAATCATGTGTGTGCTGTACATTACCATTGCTATCCATCCACGACAACACATGGATCTTTGTCATTTCGTCTAGTAGACCATCTGTTTCGATGTCAAATACTGGCACTATATTACCTCTCGTAATGTGAACGTATCATAGTTGAACCGCATCTTACCTGCGTGACCTTCCTCAGATGATGGTCGGTTCTTTTCAATCTTAAGATACGTTGTGTTTCGTTCTTTTAGGTCTTCTGCCTCTTTGTCACGGTACAGGTCGATGATAACTGATGCACGTTGACCAATCATCTTACAATACTTAAAGTCACCATTTTCATTAGTGTGACCAATAGAAACAATACCTACGTTTAATTCTGCTGCAAGTTTAGACAGGCGAACTGATAGGTCAGCCAACTGTTGCTCTTTGCTTTCCTCAGATGATCCTGAGATCACATCTTGGATAGGCTCAAAGAAGATAAACTTACACCCACATGCCTGACTAAAGAAACGGATCTGGTCGATCAATTCTTCAGCACCTTGACCATCACCCAAGAAGAATTGATAGAAGTTTTCATCTTTGGTTAAGTCTCTAATTGCCTCTACAACATCAGCCTCTCGTCCTTTCAAGTCAATTAAATCCCTACGTGTCAGGTTGTCGTTTAAATGATACGACACCAAACCAAGAAGAGATCGTAGTTTAGTTTCTTCTAGGTGCCATGCAGCAATAGGTATTCCTTGCAATAGCATCTGATACTCAAGATACCGCATCAGTTCTGTCTTACCAATACCTGTAGGTGCCTTGAACACAGTGAAGTGACCCTGCATAAGACCTAAGATCTTGTCGTCTAATGCCTGAATACCAGTCTCTGCATAAACATGCTCTGGGGTATCATGATATAACGACAGAAACTGTTCTGTAGTATTCAGGATGTTTTCTGGTGTGTGTTTTCGTGCATTCCACCATGCTGCCTTAAACTCTGCTTGTGCGCCTTTCTGTAAGAACTCGTTAGCATCTTTGTATTTGTCATGGGGAACCCGATATACTTTATTAGGAAATAGTTTAGCCATACGATCAGCAACGGCATTCCCAGCGTCATCATTATCCACCGACAAGATAATCTTTTCGAAACCATCTAACCACTCCTTACAGTTCTCCCACAGCTTCTTAGATGGCGTAGCAGAGGGTAAAGACACTACAGGGTTAGTGTAGCTGCTTTTAAGCATTTGAGCCACTGACAGGGCATCTAGTTCGCCCTCTGTGACTGTTACCATCTTAGATGATCCTGACGTGAACAGGTTCATACCAAACAGTTCGTCACCCTTGAACCCATTCTTTGTGTAGAATGATTTCTCGTCTAAACGACGAACCTTAATTCCCCCGCTAGGGTACACATATTCCTGACGGTCAGGGTATGTATGAACACCGAAGTCTTCCATTGTTGTGGCGGTGATCCCACGCATAGCTTGAAAACGACCTTGGGAACCGTCCTCTATCTTCTTTGGGGTGTATTCTAATACTGCCATGTCATCCCAATCCTTATTCCCATTGGTGGGGTATTTCTCTGTAGCCCAACTAAACTTTTCTCGTTTTGATGGGTATCCTGTGTTGCAAGCGTGGCACTTCCCATAACCATCAGTGTTGTAACTGAAAGCATCAGAAGAGCCACACGACACATATGGACAAGGTTGGTGCCCTATTTCTGCCATGTGACTCTCCAGATAAATTATTTACGCTTATTTAGTTGCTCACGTTGCTTACGCATGATGTACATTGCTGCGATTGTCATGTTGTTAACGCCACCTTGAAACTTTTTCATGTTCTTTTCAACAAAATGTTCTGCGTATTCCATGTTTCGTTCACAGATAGAACCGAAGGCTTCTTGTTTACCAAACTCATTAGTGTATGGTTTTTGTTCGATGTCTGTGATTTCATTACGTTCCAAGT